TCACTCGCCCATTTGACAAAATCATTTGCCTGAGTGGGTGTCCAGTTATACGAACTGACAACATGGGAATAGGCACTACTGCGAAGGTTATTAGCCTCCTGCTCGATCATAGCCTGTTGATAGCGACCAGCGTATTCACGCTCACGCCTCACTTCCCTGTCCTCGATGAACGTAATATAGTCATCATTGTACTTCTCTTTACCTAAACGGTACTTGAAGGACGCACTTTCGGGGTCATTGTACGCATCAACCTCGTTGTAGTTGACTGGTTTCTCTGGTTTGACGGGTGGCTGCAATGAATCCTGCTGAACCATTTGTTGTCCATTAGGTTGTCCATTGGGGGGTGTTTGCTGTTGTTGTACAGCCATTGCTTGATCACGAAAGTACGCAAGCTCCTGCTGTGTTTGATTCAGCTCACCCTTCACCTTGTCTGCCTGACTCTGCCAGTATTCAAATCTACTCGGGTCGTCTCTTGCAGGTGTAGTTTCTTGAGAGTCCTGTACACTTTCAGCCTGCTGCTCTCCTGCAGGCGTTTCGTTGATTGTTGGTCCGGTTGTGTCTACCTCGAACAGATTAGTGTTCGTGGCATCTTCACCTGCCTGAACCTCTACTCCCTCAACGGGAATCTTTGGGTTCTCTACTCCGTAACCGAACGGATCAGCATCAACTTTCAGACTTGCTTCTTGTGCTATGTCAGCCATGTTTATCTCCTTTGCGATTTGTTCTCAGCAACCGCTATTTTAAACCGACCTTCTTACTGGTTGCTTCTTTAACTTCTTCACGAAGTTTCTTAAGCTCATCTGCGGCTCTTTCCTTGTATAGCTGTGTAGCCATCTCGGCTTTAGCCTCAGCCTTTGCCAGTTTCTTTTCAAATTCTTTGACCTCAACTCTTTTACGGTCATGCACTGATTCTCTCTGTGCTGTCTGCAGATCACCCTTCAATCGCTTGATCTGCTCTTCCTGTTGCTTGAGCTGTCTCTGCATCTTCTGCATCTGACCAGCTCTCTCCATTACGCCTTCCATATCAGCGACATCGGTCTGCTTCAATACCTCTGTCTGGTCTATAAGACCTGATTTATATAATTCCATATAGTATTCGAATCTAGCCCATCTATTTGATGGAAGGGTAGAGCCAGAAACGACTATTACGTCATACTTGCCTACAGTGATGTCATTGACCTTCTCTATCATCTCTCCAGTGACCTCATCATAGATGTTCTGATTTATCTTTACCTCTTTAGGTTTATTATTAGGCTGTATCAGCCTGACCGTCTTCTCTGTCTGGTAAACGAACTGGACAAGACCTACCACTGCTCTGGCAAGCTGATTGAGTGCAGACTCTATGTCATCACGCTTGGACCTTATCCTGCGTTGACCGAACTCATCCATTGCTATGGTTCCCTTGAATGTCTGAGGTGCGGAACCCACATCCCCCTGCATGAATGTATATATGCCCAGTATCCTCTCTATATCCTGTTTCGCATCAGCCTCGTTCTTATAGAGTTCGTTAGGCAGAGGAACGGGACCAGCCACGATAGGCTGTCCAAGCTCTGGATCGAACTCTATCACAGCCGTCCCCGCCTTTCCCCATTCTTCTTCTAGCTGTTTCTTATTCATTGAGCCACGAGGTATCAGAAGTTTCACGTTTGTTGAAGAACTCGCATGAGCAACTATAAGAGAACGGATCTTATTTATATATTCTTGAAGACCCCTGACAAGCCTTACATCGCTTGTGGGGTAAGGATTCCTGTTATGACCATTCATAAAAGGAATTATGGGGTAATCCTCGATCGGTAATATTATCGAGTAGAGGTACGTATCGCCTACTGAGATACATTGCTTGATATTTGTATTCATGACCTTGGTCATCATGATCTTATCGCTGTCAAGCAATATGCCTTTATCTATGATATCGATGTTCGTAGTGCTGTTAGGGATGGAGTCCAGTGTCTCCTCTCCCTTTACTGGCACTGGCTGACCTGTCATAGGGTCTTCTTCCAAGTGATATATCTTACCTACTGTCTGAACTATCTGCATGAAATTCTTCACATTGTTCTTATCTGTGAATATCTGCTGCTTGTCAGCTGATGTCACTATGACAGCTGGCTCTTTTCTGTATTCAGCATACTGCGGATCATTCAATATGACCTCCCTGTTCTCAAAGGGATCGAATATCTTGTAATAGGGTGTCTTTACCTTGACATATCGCTCAAAGACCTCAAGCTCACGCTCATCCTCTGCATTCAGAAGTGATTGCTTCCTTGACTGCGGGACCACATCCTCATCGAATAGACCGAACCTGTTCTGGTCGAAGTCGCTTATATGGCTTGTCTCATTCGAATCCCTGATAGCATCCTCGAATTCCGGGTATATCTCAGTAAGCTCTTTCTCCGTCATTCGCTTGGCTACGACCACATTGGATGCATCCCTGCAGAATGGATCCTCTGAATCAGGATCAAAATAAACAGAGAGAGGATCTATGGACTTGACCATGACCTCTCCCCTGCCGAAATCAGCATCAGGCTTGATATAGCTCATCATGACACCCATGCCCTTGACATAATAATCATCTATGCAGCGTTTCAGCTCTGTATCGCCTATTGATATGTCCCATACCCAAGCCATGAGATCTGAGAAGATACGCCCTATCTTGGTATCGGATGTGTCCCTGCCTGTGGATTGGAACTTGGGTGAGTTGGATGTGAGCATGGACTTAGCCTGCTCTACGGAAGGATGGATCACATTAACGACCAAAGGCTCCTGTGCACGTGCTCTAAGGGCATTGACCTGCTCCTTCTTCCACTGCTTTCCAGAACGGAACTCAACATCCTCGACAGCCTGTCTTGCCCAGTTCTTACGGGCAGAGCTGTAGTCATTGAAGATATCGTGAGTTAGTTTTGTCTCAGGATGTAACTCTGGCATGTGATACTAAACGCTATTTCGAAATTAGAGATAAATCAAGCTGACATCCAGTCGAATTGTTTAAAAATGATATTTCTATTCTGTTTTTGTTCATTCTCACTTGAATTCTTGTGATAAGGCGGGTATATCTTCTTCATGGCGTAATACATGCCGTCAAGAAGGTCATCGTGCTTGGCACGTGGGTACAATAGCATCTCGTCCTTCAATTCTGTCATGGTATCTTGCATATAGACCTTCTTCTGTGCGAAATAAGGCTCAAGTGTCTCAAGACGTGCCGATTTACTGTTCCTAGGGTTCTCACGTATCTCCAATCCTGATATGAAGAGCTTCTCTTTGTCGCACTTGTCCTTGACGTACTCACGAAGCATCTCCTGATAGCCTACAGACTCTATTCGTACCTTTGAGGGTCTGTATATCTTGAAATACTCTATTATGTGGTCTGCTAAGTTCATAGGGGTGGCACGTTTGCGATAATAGGGAAGGATATACCTATTATTCTCGCTATCGACAGCAATAGCAACTATTGTGGAGAAATCTGCCGTACTTCTGGTAGAAGATGCGGGATCCACCCCCATGAACACATTTACAGGGATCTTATCCTCAACTGCCTTTCCGTTCAGTTCCTCTATCTCCAAGAATGCCTCATGGTCCTCATTATGAGTGACCTTTCCTTTATAATACTGAAAGTATTCCTCTTTGAAGAGCTGGTCCTCATCACCTATTATCTGACAAAGGTACTCACGGTAGAATACAGATACCCGATTGATGGACTCAAGCTCTTCCTTCTTCTTCAATAGCCTCTTTATGGGATGCCATTCCTCCCATAATGAGATATTCTTCTTAAGGCTGGGAGCAAAATGCATATTGTTCCAGCCTTTCATCTCCTTCAGCGTCTCTACCAAGCATCTCTGATGCTGAGGAGTACCGATGATGACTATCCTGCCCTTCATCGGGTCCAGTGACGGCACAGCCGACTGCAATAGCCACCTCAGGTTCACTTCCATCGCTTCAGCGGTCTTGGTATTGTTCTCATCCTCCGGATCATCCACTATGATCATGGTCGGACGCTGATTCCCTTTCTTAATTCCCCTTATCTGCTGTCCTGTGCCCTTGCATATTATCATAGAGCCGTCCTTCAGCTCTATCTCCGATTTAGCCCACTGTCTTGCGGAGTGCTGCCCCCAGTATCCGAAGATGGACCTGAAATTCATGGAATAATCAAGAGTATCCTTGATGGTTCCCAGTAGTTTTATCGCATGGTCCTGTGTCCTTGATACAAGAACAATGAGTTTCTGCCCCTCATGGAACATTAGATGGTAAAGAGGAAACACACCGCCTATAATAGATGACTTGGCATGTCCACGAGGGGCTATGATATTTATTTGTTTCTGAGAGTCGTCCATTAGAGAATCCGATATCTCATAATGGAACTTGGGACTCGGGGCAGAGAACATATTAGGCATGGTCACCTTCCCGAACAGGACCAGATTACTTTTGAGCCGCTTCCTTACCTTATTCTGCTGGCTCATCTTCCTCTACTTTACGTGATAATTTAAGCGACCTTTCCTCATTCGCTATGAGATCACCTATATTGCTGGCTACATCAAGCTGCATCATGTCAGTTGTTATCTTCTTACTGGGCTTCATCTCCAGAAGGTCCATGAAAGCATCGGATATCTTTATCATATTAGTGACATCCTGCTTGTTCCTAGCTATATCAAGACCCTCAAGCATGGTATCCAGTACCGAAGAACTGTTGATACCCTTATCAGAGAGTACCTCTTTTAACTTCTCTTCTATCATATCCTTTATCACCTCTTGTTTGAGTACTCTGCGTACTGTGGCTGCTGGATGCTTCTGATCTGGGCGGTAGATCATCCCTAATTTATCATAATCCACCTGCTTGGTAGAAGTTAACTGTCCTACGTAGGCGGTCACAAGGTTCTTAGTGCGTGTCATCTTTGCCTCACGCTCCTGCCAGTTTCCCTTTGGGTTAGCCTGAGTGTACACGCCATAAGCCCGATTCTCAAGATATTGTATCTTATTGGTATTTCCCGCCCAGTTAGCACCGTATGAAAGCCTTACAAAGGTCTTTACACGTCCATGCTTATCAGTATAATCCTTCCTTCCTATACACTTTCCAACATATCCGTCATCTGATATGGCATACTCGCCTATCTTCGCCTGCTTCCAGTGAGTATAGGCAATATCCATCTTATCAGCCTCATCAGCCGTATAGATGGTGAATACCACATCCCTATTCTTTATCCTTCTTTTCAATGTATCCATATCGTGACACCAGTAATTTACCTAAGTAATTAACCTAAGTAATTAACCTAAGTAATTTACTGGTATATATACTTACTCTAGTATATATACCCGAGTATATTACTTAGTGTTAATCCTTACTCTCAATAACTTCAGGCATGTTCAAATGCTGTTCTATTATCCTATTAACAACCTCAAGCTCTGCGTCCAGTACATCCATCTCCTTATCTAACTTACGCATATCATGCACGAATTCCTCCTCGTCCATGATACGCTGCTCCCACCTGCCAGTGATAGCGTTGAATACATCGTATATTGCCTTTTTACCCACAGGCAAATATACGAGAGTAATATTTAAAAAAATATATGCAGAGTGTGTGTGTGAGGGATGAGTTAGACCCACCCCCCGCAAGTTACGGGTTGGGGTTAGTTATTAGGTTGAGTTGAATGCGGGGGTTGGTTGAAAGGTGTGAGCGTAGCTCACCCGTATCTACCATGCCCACCCAAGCTCACAGCTGGCATGCCCCTGCCTGTATGTGACCTGCTCTGTGCTGTCCCAATACTTGCAGTACATCCACCTCAGTGTCCACACTATCTATGGTGGTTCATGTACTTGCAAGTATTAGGAGTAACACGTTACCGCACTCGCATGTCCCTTACCGCCAGCCCCCCTGCACAGGTGAGCATGCCCAACATCATACTACACTAATCCTCACTTACGGGGGAGAGTTAACTCATCATCAATTACCCTTATTTGCAGTAGCCACTTGGCTACTTACTGCAGGCTTGAACCACGAGTAACTATAGGTTACTG